TCCCTGTTGATTTAGTACATGGTTTGGTACTTTCATATACTTCTCACACAGAGTATATTCTCTATGATGTATTTTTCCTGACTTTAAACTCTCAAAAGTTACGAGTACTATGCTTGTTTCTAATTTTCTTCTTAGTTTATTTATATCCATTAAATTTTTCTCCATGTATCTTTCTTTTGTTCTTCACAATATTCCCATATCTTCCAAGGTATTCCTGACTTATACAATAAGCCTGCCCAAGAGTTTCCATCTTGGGGAGGCCTTGCTTCTACAAAAGGAAAAGGTACATCTTTTAGCCAAACAACTGCGGCTATGTCTTTCTTTTCAACTTTTCTTATTTTATGGTATTTAAGAGTTGCTGTTTTTGTTTTCTCGTTATACCAATATACTCCATTAGTATCAATGAAGTGTTTACCTCTATGTTTCATCATGCCAACTTCATCATCAATCTGGTAACGAAGTGGATAAATACTTTTCATAGGGCTTTGTAATCTTCTCATGCCTAGAGTTTCTCCAGACATATTTTTGTCATCTACTATTTGATCTGCTATAATCAATAGTCCATCTATCTCTTCAGGTTCTTCTGAGAGTACGTATGCAGGAAACTTAATCATGGTCTAGATTTGAACCCTTTGAAACAGTTACTCCAGTTTGTACATACCCAATCAAAGTCTTTATCAATAATAGATAGCTTAAACATAATTTTTTCTTTACTTTTAACTACTACTTTATGTTCGGTAGAAGTATCAAGTATTGCATTTTGGTAAACCCACTTTCTTTCATGGTCTGCTCTGTTACCCCCTATGTGTCCTTTAGGTCTAAAGTAAGTACAAGACTCTCTCCAGCCTTGTAGTCCCCACACTATTGCACACTTATTTCCTTTGTCTGTATGCCAAGGTAGTACTGTATCTTTTTCTAGCCAAACAAAACTAGTTCTATACTTACAGCTACTAAGAAAAGGCATAGTATCTAAAAAGCCTTGTATTTGGTCGTTATGAAAATGTGCAAATTTATAGTTATCAATAGCTTGACCTGTCTTATGTGTATAAGCTCTTTTCTTTAATTTGTTTGCTTTGTCAAGTAAGTACTCAGTGTCTGCTCTAAAATGTATAGGCTGTAGTAATTGACATCTACTTATTCTTACTTCTTCCATGACCAGCCCTCTTCTATTGAGCCTTGTACTCCTTGTATGAAGTCTCTATCTTCTTCTGATAGTATTGACCAAAACTTACTTACATTCAGAGTCTGATTATATACTTCATCAGGATTCTTTAGATGATAGTCTTCCTTCATTAGCATTTCTATTTGGTCTAGTCTTACTTGTATTTTCTCTTTAAGATTCATATATAAACATCCAATTTTTCCTACCCGCTGGGTCTACGTTAGTCCCGATTTCTTTCATTCCAAAATCTAAAAAGACTTGTCTGCCCCTTTCATATGTTATTTCACACATCATGTTAGGACTATCAAATTCTTTTTCACAGAACTCTTTGCCTATATTAAGGTCATAAGTTGACGCTCCACCTTTGTAGGCGTCAACCCATGATTGTCTACGGAATGCAGGATAACGATACTCTGTACCATCATCCCCTGTAAATACTTTGTTTGTACACAAAGCATTTACACCCACCATAAGCTGTGGGTCTAAACCAAGAACAGTATCATACGTCATCATATAATACTGCTCTTTGTCGTAATATGCTTCTAGGTCTTGATAACAAGTTCCGTTTCGCACTATGAAGCCTTGTATTCTAAGCTGTATAACTCGATACAACTCATCTATGTTTAACTCTTCATAAGGCTTGATTACTGTAACTAAACTCATAATCCGTATAACTTACTAAACTTACCAAGAGAGTAATCGTCCGCAACATCAAAGTCACAGCCAACTGGAGCGTCAGGTATTGACAGTCCTCTATCTTTTTGGATAAACTCTTTCAGTTTCTTACTATAGAGTTCTATTTCATCATCAGGAACTTCTGCTAAGATGGAGTCATGCACTAGTGCAAATATCTTTGCTTTCATACCAGTCTTACGAATATACTTCTGTGTATCGATTGCACCAAGCAGATTGATGTCGGATGATACAGACTGTACGAGTGCATTAACTCCTGACCTTACTTCATGAGCTGCGATTCCCTTATCTGACGAGAATACATTTGGTAGTCTTCTCTTTCTTCCGAAATGAGAATAAATAAAACCATTGGCTTGAATAAACTTCTGCATATTATTCAACCATTCTCGCAGTTTAGGGAAAGCCTCAAAGTAATCTTTGATAACGTACTGTGCTTCTTGCATAGAAAACTCAGTACCACTATCTTTAGTGACCTGCTCACTAATCTTTTTCGGGCCTGCTCCGTACATGATACCAAAGGTAACAGCTTTTGCTTGTTGTCTTTTGTCTCCATATAGTTCTGCAACTTGTTCTACCTCACACGGAAGTCTGAACACTTGTTTTGCAATTGTACTATGAAAATTACCCCCAGACTTAAACACATTCTGTAGGCCTCTGTCTTTAGCAAGTACTGCAGCACAATATACTTCTGCGGTTGTTAAGTCCATCGCGACTATCTTATGTCCAGCCTTCGCCTTGATACAACCCTTTACTGTCGGATTGTCTCTTGGGAGCTGCTGCATATTTAGTTTACCACTACTGGACAGTCTACCTGAAGTTGTACCGTGAAGATTGAAGTTTGTTCTCAATCTAGAATCTATGTCAAGGTTAGGGATAATCTTATCAAGATATGTATTCTTGATTTTAACTTTCTGTCTAATCTCTAAGATATGTTTTGGTACATCATGTTGTTCTGCTAGTATACCCAATACTTCGGCATCAGTGCTATCAGCACCAGTACCCGTTTTCTTACCCGTTGGGGCTAAGCCTATGTAATCAAACAATAGACTTCTAAGCTGTAGAGTTGAGTTAGGATTAAATCCACCCTTAGCCGCAACAAATGCTTTGACTTCAGGAAACTCTTGTAGGGCGTCTACTGCTTTTTGTATATCTTCGCCCATTCTTTTCTGACCAAACTCTAGACGAGTCTTGTCAAAAGGAACACCATTAGATTCTACATCTTTCAGGAATCTAACACCTTCTACTAGAAGATTCTTATATACCCAATATAGTTTCTCGTTTCTCAATATAGCTGCTTCAAACTTTTGAAACAACAAGAATGTTACTATGGCATCCATTGCAGCATAACTTTTCATAACTTCAAAAGGAATCAAATCATAACTAAAGTCTCCTTTGAGGATTCCTGTTCTTTTGATATAGTCTGCTTTCCAGTTATCAAGTTCTGCTTCGTAGTCTCCATAATCTGTGTGTTTGATTGCAAGAGTCTTAAGACCATGTGTACCTGGGTTCTCATCAAACATATAATGCATAAGCATTGTATCTTCAAAGTGTGGGAACTCAAAGTTGAAATGATACTCAAACCATTGTAAGTCAAACTTACTGTTATGAAATACTACTCTTTTCTTGTTAAATATATCTTGCATAAGTAGTTCTGCTGTGCCATCAATACACTCACAGTCTACGTATACTCCATGTTCTTTCTTGTATGACATAGAGAAACCAAGCATATACCCATTTCTCGGATAGAGAGATGAAGTCTCTGAGTCAAGTGCGATATAGTCTAAAGGGTACTCTAAGGCATCTTTTAGATATCTATGAAGAGTTGCTGTGTCTTCGATACCAAAACATTTATCATCGCCTAGCGACTTCTGTGTTAGTTCTCCGCTTACATATCCCGTTATACTCTCGACTGCTTCCTCGAACGACTTCTTTGCTTCTGGTTTGAACTTTATCATAGCAGGGTTGATTAAAGCTAAAAACTTATCATCAACAATTTTTCCATTGTACTCTGTTATGGATGTCTTTCTAGTAAACATTTTGAAAGGTTCAGAACCTACAAGAATAAGCCAATCGTACGAGTCTGTATCGATTTCGATATCTACATCTCTTTTCAGAATTTTTTGTTTACCACTATCTGAGCATAACGCAAATCGGTCATACTCGAAGTCAAAGTACTTATCATAATTAGTACTTGACATTGTTTTTTCTATTATTGCCACTTTAGCCATATAATTTTTCCTTTAATCTTTGTATTTCTGGTTTTGTTAAATTGCCAGGGTCTATATTATCTCGTAGTTTTACTACTCTAGCACTTAACTCTAGTTGTTCTGCCAAGCCTTTTGCCATCTCGCCAGCTTTTACACCCGCTTCATCCCCGTCAAACATAATGTCTACTCCTTGTACTCCTTGGAGTTTAAGTAGACTTAGCTTGACCCAATTAACTTGTTGTGTACCAAAACAGCACACTGTATTCTTGAGACCTTTGTCCCAAAGGTTAAGAGCATCAAAGATACCCTCCACCAATATAACTCTATTCTGTATTGGTTTTATTTTAGCTGGACAGAATGGCATCTCTGCACCATTCGGATATATGAAATACTTGTTCATATTGAAGTCGTCCAGACTTCTACCAATCAGAGCCACTGTCTTTCCTCGGATGTCGCGTATAGGAAAGATGATACGATTCTCGAATTGAGGTACGTTCCATGTGAACGCTCCCCATATTGCAAGAGTCTCCTCAGATATATTTCTGATTCCACCACCTTTCCACGGTACTCGATCCTTTGGGAGTTGGATTCCGACAGTTTCGCTTTTAACTTTATTTACTTTTTCTTTGATTCTGTGCATACGAACTTCTAGTGGAGAAGCAGGTGCACCGAAGTATGTAAACAGATTACCTTTGTACCCACAAGAGAAACAGTTAAATATACCTGTTACTTTATCCACTCTCATACTAGGGTTACTATCATCATGCTCTGGGTTCAGACACGATATTACAGCGTCTCGTCCTGAGATGCGGTAATCTATTTTCTTTTCTCTTAAGAGTTCTTCTGCTATCATAATTATATATATTATATCAAAATTTTAAGATTGTGTCAAGAACTATTTTCCGTTAGTTTTGACTTATGCTTCCATTTCAATTGATCTCCAAGTCGCTCGTACTCTCGAAACTTTTCATCATTTTCATAGTACCTAGACTTCCAAACCAACTCTGCCATTTGAAACCAGACAGCTACAGCTTTATCTCTAAACTCATGGTCTGGCCATAGATAGTAGTGTAGCCACCACTCTTGATCGAATCTACACACTCTTATTTCTTGTTCGTGTAGTTCAGGTATC